CACGCTAGAAGGTGGATTTTACAGACTGTCACGTGGAATGCGGCAAAAATCTGAACTTATAACCCCTGAGACTAGATACTCCTTCTTTCTTGCTTTTGGTATTACACCAGATGAGCAGGAATGTTTGGAGGACTATTATCGTACTCTCAGGCTTACTGTTGGCGACCTCAAGGCTAGGTTTGCCATCATCCCTTTGTAGCCTATCGGGTTGTTCACCGTAATGCCCCAAAACTATTACTTTAGTGCTAAACAAAATGCCAAGAGACTGCACGGAGGCTTAGGTTGGTGAACGATGTACAGTCCCCGCGGTCACGGGTATCCGATACATGACCAATAAATCGAAAAAGAAAGTAATCTTCCCTGCTAAACCCAAAGCAGCTCCCCAACAGAAGAAGAAAGCTCCTAAGCCTACCCCTTGGGGTGACTATGGGGCAATGGCTGGTAAGGCCACGGCTGAGTTTCTTAATAGTGGAAACATTGGTGCCACTATTGGCCGTTGGCTTGGCACTGGCATTGGATCCATTTTTGGATCTGGTGATTACACCATGGTTGGTGCTAAACCTAGGTATAATGTGCTTGGAAATTCTGGGCAAATACCAAAGTTCGACACTACCCATGCCACTAATGTTATTTGCCATCGCGAGTATCTCGGTGATATTCCTGGCACCACCAATTTTAATGTTTTAAATTACCCGTTACAACCTGGTAACTCAACAACATTCCCTTGGTTGTGCACTGTTGCGCAGAATTATCAACAATATCGCTTTCATGGTGTTGTTTTTGAATTCCGCTCTTTAATGACTGATTATGTCACTAATGGACAACCTGGTGTAGTGGTGCTTGCAACCAACTATAATGCCGCCCAAGCCGCTTATTCTAATAAACAACAGATGGAAAACAGTGAGTTTGCTGTTTCCGTCAAACCAACCAATGATTTGATGCATATGATAGAGTGTGATCCTAGCATCACTGCGGAGCCAATTAAATATGTTCGTACAACATCTTTGGGGGCTAACCAAGATGCCCGTCTTTATGACTGGGGCAATTTCCAATTAGCAACGCAAAGTAATCCTTCTGCCTCTCCTGATCTTGGTGAGCTTTGGGTTACTTACTGTGTGGAATTCTTGAAACCCATTATTCCAATCACCCCAGTTAATACTACTAATCTTATGTATCATTATGTTACATCTGGTGTTGCTACTGGTGCGTACCTTGGTTCTACCCCTATTTCTAGCTCCGGCTCTCTTACTGGTGTAAGTAAAACCAATAGTACTTTGACCTTTAATGGTGTCAGTGGTTCTTTATATTGGATACAAGTCACAAGTTCGTCAGCATCAACATTTACAACGTATTCTATCAGTAACCCCACGCTTACCAATGCTACTTACTCAACTAGTGTTTTGTTTGGTAATGGTAGCACTGGATCAAATGTCCCTGTTTCTAATATGGTTTGCTATGCCTCTGGTACAGCTAATGCCAGTTATGAATGTATTATTAAAGCATCCACATCTGGTGCAGTTACTGTAAATTTTGCGTCCACAACGCTCAACTTCTCTAGTTCAACTTTCTGCATTGCAGATATTTGGATCGTGCAAGTTGATCAATCGGTTACTGCTTAATCGGTTTATAGGTTAGCGAGTAAATGGAGTAGCGCCCATACCTCCGCAGCTACTACCGGAGTCACGTCCCGGTAGATATAATAGTGACACCTCTTCCAGCATCTGACATTATTTTGTTGTGTGCCAACTGTTCCCTGCAGTGGTGGAAGTTCTAGCGTAATGGAGCGGGCCTGGTCAGCTGTCGGGGTGCAGGCTCCCCCTAATCCTGTAGTTTGCGGTAGGTAGCAAACCGCACGATCCCGAGATTGCGGGCAAGTGGTGACATTAAATTGTTGTTAACTGCATCAATCAACTGCAACTAGGTCAGTATCCTGGGGCCAGCAATGGTGCTTCCAAGCTGTTGGAGTTAAACATAGCCGTAGAACACGTTACGTTTCCTAGCCAGAAGTCTGGTCTAGCCCGGCCCGGGAAGGGCAGTGGCGTTGTCTAGGGACAACAACCGCCTTCAGGAAAAATCTTAATTGTGGGCTCCTGAGGGTGATTCCGTGCTTTAGTG